GCATCCGGCGCAACAGCTACTGTCGGGTTGGATATACCGATTGGTGGCTGAGTAAGACCGAGGCATTAGATATGCTTGCGCCGAACAACTACAAGGTAGAGGCATACTATCTTACAGACGAGCAAGGCGAGATAACCGATGTGTACATATACCAAAACGACCTGCTGATAGATAAGTTGCAGAACGTGGGCACGTACAACACGGCGAGCGCCGAGCAGACCGATGAAGACAAGGCTATATTCGTAGAACAGCGCAAGAAGATAGCCGACTTCAACAGTTACGTCAACAGTAGAGAGATACGGAAGTTAGGCATAATCCGCCACGAAGCGCCGCCGGGAACGGAGGAGGCAATAGAGGCGGAGGGAGTGCCGATAGAAGAGCATCAAGACGAAGTAGAGTACGAGATGCCGGATTACAGTAATGCAGGCTACGAAAGCCTATAGGAAGACATTAAAACATATATAGAAAATGATTACAACCGAGATTAAGAACAAGATTTTGGCGGCGATAAAGACAAATCGCGCCAACTATCCGAGCGATGCGAAACACGCGGCATCGTTAGGGATAAGTACGAGCGTCTACAGTGCATTGCGCAATGGCAACACAGAGCGACAGATGAGCGATGCAGCATGGATAAGTGTAGCGCGTAAGTTGGGCGTGAGCTTACGCGGAGAGATAGAGTGGAAGGCAGCGCGTACAGCGACGTTCCAGTTTATCACAGCACAGTTAGAGCTATGCCAAGCGAGCGGCTTGAGCGGCATCATGTGCGATATGCCGAACATTGGCAAGACCTTCACGGCGCGACACTACGTGGCAAATCATGCGAATGTGGTGTATATCGACTGCTCACAGGTAAAGACCAAGTTGAAGCTTGTGAGGAAGATAGCCGGAGAGTTTGGCGTAGACAATAAAGGGAGATATGCCGACGTGTATGACGACCTTGTGTACTATCTGAGGTCAATCATGACGCCGATGATAATATTGGATGAAGCCGGAGACCTGCAATATGAGGCGTTCTTAGAGCTGAAGGCACTGTGGAACGCGACCGAGCGCTGCTGCGCGTGGTACATGATGGGAGCTGACGGCTTGAAGGAGAAGATAAACCGGTCGATAGAGTGCAAGAAGGTGGGCTATACCGAGATGCTTAGTCGCTACGGAGACCGCTACAGTAAGGTGACGCCCGACGACAGTAAAGAGCGCGAGCGGTTTCTGCTGGAACAAGCGCGAGTGGTGGCTAAAGTAAATGCACCAGAAGACACAGACATAGCGACATTAGTAAGGAAGACTGCAGGAGGTTTGCGCCGAGTATATACAGAAATTGAAAAACTTAAAAGAGGTTAGAATAAATGGCAAAACGGGCGTATAGTCCATCGGACATCCTTAAAAAGACCTATAGAACGCTGCCATGGGAAGGTGAATGGAAAGAAGCCTTTGGAGAGCCGACGACGAACGAGATATGGTTCATCAGCGGAAACTCCGCATCAGGAAAGAGCAGCTTTGTTATGCAATTAGCGAGAGAGCTATGCAAGTATGGGACAGTGTTGTATGAGAGTTATGAAGAAGGCGTCAGCCAATCGTTTCAGACTCGCATCAAGAGATTTAAGATGAACGAAGTGCAAGGGCGCTTCAGGGTAGCGACGAGCGACACGTATGAAGACGTGGTAGAGCGGTTGCGACGGCCGAGGAGTCCGAACTTCGTGATAATAGACAGCTTCCAGTATTCAGAGTGGAGCTATCAGCAAGCCGAAGACCTGATAGAGATGTTTCCCCGGAAGAGTTTCATCTTCATATCGCAAGAAGACAAAGGTCGGCCGATGGGGAAGCCGGCAGTGCGGCTGAAATATGCGGCAGGAGTGAAGGTGAGGGTTGTAGGCTATCAAGCGATGTGTCAAGGGCGGTTTATACCGGAGCCGGGCATCGTGTTTAATGTATGGGATAGCGGTATATTGAAAACTACCAATAACATATAGTATCATGAGTAAAAAGAAAACTGTAATCGAACTTAGTGCTGCGAAGATAGCCGTAACCGGACCGGTAGAAGGCATATACAGCAGCGGACACGAATGCGGCAATTGTCATGGGAACGGATGGGTTCGCCATGCGTTGCGAGGAGATGACATCGAGGAAGACTGTCCGGTATGCGGAGGCAGCGGGCTGCTTGATGCATTGGTAACGATACAATGGTTGGCATCAGGCAAAAAGAAGCGATAGACGATGGCACAGGAAGTGACGAACTTTGCGCGGTTCTATGCAGCGATAAACGCGTTACCACAGGTGAGCGATAAGGACGAGTTCAAGCGACAGGTGGTGATGCAATACACATGGAATCGGACCGACAGTCTGCGAGAGATGACGCGAAAAGAGTACAGTGAATGCTGTTACGCGTTGGAGCGGCTGAGTGGGTTGACCGAAAAGAGGAAGCGCGAGCGGAGCATCTGTCTGAAGCTGATGCAAGAGATAGGCATCGACACGACAGATTGGGCAAGAGTGAATGACTTCTGCCGTCATCCAAGGATAGCCGGGAAAGCCTTTGCACAGATTAGCATAGAAGACCTTGAGGCGCTATCGAAGAAACTGCGAGCGATAAAGCGCGCCGGAGGGTTGAAAGATAAACGACAAACAGCCGAAAGCACGACGGTCTACGTAGTGGCGACGGCACCTAATAATTTAAAATCATGACAGAAGAATTAAAAACTATCAGGAGCGCCATCAACGAGGCAACAGCCGGGATGAGCGATGAAGACTTGGCAGAGTTCATGAATGAGCTCAGCGAATGGGCTGCAGAGCAAGCAGCGGTAGCCGAATACGAACTAACAGATGAAGATTACTAACCTATAAAAACGAAAGAATGGAAACAGTCAGTATGACACCGGAAGAACTCGCGGAATACGAGGCATTCAAAGCCGAGCGCGAGAAACAGAAAGCAGCAGAGCTGCGCAAACAACAGAGAGAAGACTATGCAGCGATGGTAGACAGCGAGATAGCAGCAGCGATACCGGAGCTACGCAAATTGAGCGAGGAGATAAAGACTGTGAAAGACACAGTGTTCGGCAACTTCGACTCAATACTGGCGATGAAGTCAGAGGTGCTTGGCTTGGGCAAAGACGACCAAACGAGCCACCAGTTCACCAACAGCGATGGCGACTTGCGCGTGATGCTCGGGGTGAATACCATTGACGGCTATCGAGATACAGCCGAGGACGGTATTACGATGGTTCGCCAATATCTCGAAGACCTCGCCAAGGACGACAAGACCAAGGCACTTGTGAGTGCAGTTCTGCGCTTGCTTGCCAAGGATCAGACCGGCTCAATCAAAGCCAGTCGCGTGCTGCAGCTACGCAAATTGGCAGAAGAGAGCGGAGACGAACAGTTCATTGAGGGTGTTCGCATCATCGAAGAGAGCTATCAGCCGACAACGACAAAGCGGTATATCCGAGCGCAATACAAGAACAGTCAAGGCGGATGGGTAAACATCCCGCTGTCAATGACAGATGTAGAATAGACTCGGCAAGAGGCGGTCGTATCGCCGGCGAAAGTGGGCGATATGACCGGTAACCGATAACGAAAAAGATATAAAAACAGGTACAACTAATGAGGTCAAAAAGGTGCGGCATAAGCTATATTAAGCGAGTGCATGACATAAATGAGATATACGACCGCTATGCCAAGCAAGGCGTATCAAATCGCGAGATATGGCGTAGGTATGTATATCCGACGTATGGATTGAGTGAGCGAGCTTTCTACTATGTGTTGAGAGCGTCGCTCATGCCGCGCTATAATGACCGCATAGACAGCACACCATCACTGTTTGACTAATGGCAACGAACAAAGACATAGGAATCATCATAAAGCGCATCTTGAGAGATATACAGGTGGAGCTTGGCGATGAGTTTGACAAGAACTTCGAGCGGCAAGCATTCTTCTCGCAGGCATGGCAGCGCAGGAAAAGCCCGACGCGGCAAGGAGGAGCGACATTGATAGATACCGGACAGCTCCGCAAGAGTGTTCGAAGCGAGGTCAAAGACAGTTCGATAGTCTTTCGAAGTGATTTGCCTTACGCGGAGATACACAACGAAGGCGGTGAGATAAAGGTCACACCGAAGATGAAGAAGTATTTCTGGTATAGATATTACGACTGCACTGGCTCGTTCGGCAGACGTAAGGACGGCAGCCTTCGCCGGGACAAGCGTAACGGCAGGTTGACAACGGAGGCGGAGTTCTGGAAGGCTTTGGCACTGATGCGAGTGGGCAGCGCGATAAAGATACCCAAGCGACAGTTCTTGGGCGTTGCGCCGGAAGTCGAGGCGACAGTGCGAGAGATTATCGAAGATAATATAAGTGAATATTTGGATAATATAGATTTTAATATCAAATGAGAAAAGAACTTTATAATGCGATTGTAAATACGCTGAAAGAGAAGCTTGGCGACAAGATACAGCACTTTGACTTGTGGAACAACAATGTTGACTTTATCGAACAAGAAGACAACTGGCCACGTCCTGCGGTGTTCATTGAGTTCTTGCCTATCGAATGGAAGGCTATTGCGACAGGCATTGAATATCGCGCAGAGGTTGCAATCAAGCTCCATATCGTAACAGATTGGAGTAGTCAAGAAGATACAACGGCAGCATTTGAGCT